CTGCTCAAGAAAGTCTTTGACGTACTGCGTTAGGTATTCAAGCTTAGGAGAACTGGCTATGCCATCAAGAGCGCCATTGTTAACCAGCTCATTGGCGTAAGCTGAGCCTTCGCCGTTCATCAACTCAAACTTTTTAGAGCTAGTTAGCAATAAGGTTGGGTGTGAGCAGAGCATCTTTAAACAGCCGATCTTAGACATGATCTTTCCACGCATCTCATCCTCTGGACCGCCGCGCTGGGATTCAAGCCCGTAATGAGAAAAGACGTTAAAGGATGCGCCAAAAAGTGTCTGAGCATCTTCTAGGTCGGTCAGTAGATCATTAACAATCTTTGAGTAAAGTTTGCTTGTCTTACGATCAAAGGTAATCTTGATAGGGTCTTGATGAATAGTCTCTGGCAAGAACGGCGCAACGTCTGGGTCTTTCTGAGCCTTACGGACAGACGCTTCTTTCATCTTGGTATGAAGAGTGGAAAGGTTGCGGTAGTAATCAACCCCACCCCAGCTATTGCGGACAATAAAAGCTGAGTCAAAGATATCAAAGCGACCCAGAACTGTTGGATCAACAAACTGCATGATGCTATAAAGCTCTTCTGGCTTGCCGTTCTCAATAGGTGTACCTGTAAGAGCGAAGCGATAAGGGGTTTGGATTAGCTTCTTAACCTGCTTAGAGCGCTTAGACTTAAACGACTTAATAGCCGTTGCTTCGTCTAATACTACAAATCCTCTAGGGAGTCTTTCGACGAACTTCCAGTCGTTGACCACCTGTTCATAGTTAAGAACAATGTAATCAACCCCAGAGTTACGCCAATCATAAGCCTCTTCGTATTGCGCTGCTCTTTTAGCCGGGGTTCCATCAATGACCAAAGCTCTTGAAGTGCCATCTGTAAACTTCTCAATCTGATTAGCCCACTGGTATTTAAGTGAGGATAAACAAATGATAAGGCCTGGCTCATCAATTTTCCGCTCATCCATAAGGCGTTCTATGGCGGCTATGGTGATGACAGTTTTACCCAGCCCGAGGTCATAGGCAACCAACATGCTAGAGCGGTCGCACATGCGATCTACTGCCTCAGGTTGATAAGGGAGAAGCGTCCCTGTAAAAGTCATACAAGCAAACCTACCATACGAGCTTTAATCATCGCTTCAAGGTCTTCAAGAGAGCCTTCATTAATAAAAGTCTGATCTACTTCAAATGTCGACATTTCAGACTCAGAGACGTGGTTGTTAATAGCGCTCACACCTGGACGTTCTACCCGCCAGATCTGTCCACCAAACACATCCTTCACCCACGTGGCTTCATTTATAAACCTCACGTCAGTAATAACATAGTTAGCGGTTCTATCTAAATTCTTTGTGGCTTCTACAATCCAGTGGTTGTCGCCAAAGATCTTACGAGCGCCTACGCCCAGCGATTGTAATAACCTTCTAACCTCAGGCTTTGCTTTAGTAAGCTCCCAGCCATAGTCTTCAAGCATAGAACTTAAGTGATGACCATTCTCAAGAATAGGATCCATCTCAACCAGTAGGTCTCTTATCTTGTCTGCAAAGGCTACGCGTGTAAAACCATAATGTTCAACAAGAACTTTAGCCACTGAGTCCTTACCACTTCTAGCAAATCCTGTAAGACCAATGATCATGCAATAGCCCTCTCTCCACGAATCATGTGCTGTGCGTTCTGTAATCCTAGTACCACTTCTGAGCGGCTCATAGCCCCCACGTCTTTTACATCAATGTCCTTATAGTTAAAGAACCACGCCTCAGCCTTTAGTTCTCTGCAACGAGTGATCATGTCTCTAGAAGCCACTCTTCCAGCCTCATCGTTATCTAAAGCAAAGATAATCCGGTCTGCTCCTCGTATAGCGCTTAGCTGTTCAATGGTAATGGCGCAGCCAAAGGTCGCAACACCACCAGTAATGCCTATTGAAGCCAAGCGTACAACGTCTAATGGGGACTCAACAACAATCATGTCACCCGATTTATACTGTTGATAACCAAAGAGTGCTTTGCCCTTTTTCATACCCTTTGGGTGGTTGTTAAAGTAACGGGTACTAAACCCTTTCTCTTGCCAGCCTAGTAGTGTGCCGTAAACGTGGCGTACAGGAATGATCCAGTTACCGCGGTGGCGATCCCATCTAATTCCATACAGGTTAGCTGCCTCACGTGTAAGGCCTCGAGCAACCAAAGCCTCATCAGGTACGTTTACAAAAGCTCCAAGCATTGACTCAGTAACTCTTATTGTCTCTTCTTCTTGTTTCTTCTCTGGTTCAGTTAAGCGCATAAGACGCGCTACCAAGTTGAGGTTGGTATTTGCCCAGTCGGTTGCTTGGTCTAGTGGCACCCCACGAACGTAAGCAACCAGTGAGTATAGGTTGCCCTTAAATCCGCAAGAAAAACAGATGTGCGCGCCAGAGTCAGCATTGATATACCAAGAAGGATTGCGATCAGGGTGACCTGTTCGCTCCTCGTGGGCTGGGCACTCTCCCTGAACTTCCCAACCTCGTGTGCCAATGACCTTGATTCCAAGATCAGCAAGTGTCTCTTCCATCTCTTCAACGGTCATAGGTCGTTATTGTCCATCTCTCTAAAGGCGCCAGTGTTCCAGTCCCACATAAGGGATACCTCACTAAGACCTGAATTACGGCTAGCAATAACACGAAGCAGACGAGTGTCATCTACGTTCTCGTCTTCACGCTGAAGACCAAAGATAACGTCAGCGTCTTGATGGAAGGAAGATGAGTAGCCAATAGAGTCGGCGCTAACCTGACCCTTCTTCATCTTCCATGAGAGCGCTTGAGTAGATATAACAATAGGCTTGTTAATCTTCATAGCAAGGCGTTTGAGGTTACGAGTAATCTGAGTAATAGCCTGTGGAGTATTGGACTCACCAGTCACCTCATCAAACATAAGGTATGTACCATCAATAAAAACAATGTCAGGGTTCTTACCTTGGATCTTGCTAGTTACTGCGCTAACGGTCAGACCGCTAGAGGAGTCTGTAAACCAGAAGTCATCATTCATAGTCTGGATGCTGTTAACAATACGCTCATAGCGCTGCTCTTCTTCAAGAGTAAGTGTTCCTGTCATAAGGCGCCTGTGGGAGATGCGAGCGCGCATAGCGTAGTAACGAGTCTTCTGTTCGTTGTTGCTCATCTCAAAGGACATGAACATAGGCTTGTGACCATTGAGGTGACAGTTAATAGCAATCTGTAGGGCAAGCGTTGACTTACCTGTCTTAGGCGGCGCAACGATAACTACTAGTTGGCCTGGTTGTAGTCCTGAAGTAGAGGCGTCCATAGTAGGAAATCCTGTGGGTAACCCTAACAATCCAGGGCTGTTCTTACGGTTCACGTACTCTTCCATAGCTGACTTAGCAGCATGTCTAATCTCAAGATCAGTTGTAGAACCTAGGCCAGTCTGCTCTAGAAGAGCAAAGCCTTGTTGCAACTTAATGAGGGCATCTTCGTGAGACTCGGGCTTCTTAGACTCAAGCGCCTGACTAGCGTCAATCATGGTGTTAATGATTAAAGACTTACGGCGGCCTTCTACTAACTTGTCAATGAAGTAGTCAATAGAATCTTCTACTTCAATTGGCTCATAGTTACGGAAGTTGGCTTGAATAACTTCTAGGCTGGGAGCCTCTTGATACTCCGTGTAATGGTGTTGTAAGAACTTATAGATGTTCTTATCTGTAGTGTCTGAGAACCACTCATCGCTAATACCGCGCTCTAATACATAGCCAATGCGCTTATCAGTAATGACCTTGCTTAGTAGGTACGATTCGTTATTCATAGATAGTTAAAGTCCATTCCCCAGTGCCCGTAACGTAGCAGATTTTTTGGCAGATCAATAACACCAATAACTTCTGGTCTATAAGGTAAGTCTTTTACAACCTCATCAATAGACTCATACGCTCTTGAGTAACGAAATGGATTAGTACCCATGGCATCTAGCGTAAGCATTAGTTCTTCAAGACCAGCATCGTCAATTGCATAAGAGATTAGTTCAAGAGTAACCCCTTGACGAGAGGTGAACAGGTAGAAGCGGCTGAGGATATCTTTACGTATCTTCAGCTCTTTATTTACCTTTGGTATTACTTTAAACCGTTTAGTGATGCTTGATTCCACAATTGAAAACGCGTCTGTTGTAACGAGTATTCGCTTGGGGAGCTCATTGCTGATGTCCCCGTTCCGCATTTAGTAGACCTCAATCCTTCCGTACTTGATAACAAACTCTCTGAAGTCTTTGCTTGACTTCTTGGCTTTAGCGGCGTCCTCTTCAGTGGCGCGGCTTGAGATCTCAAGTGGGTAGGTGCCGTTGTTGCTATCAATGCGAGACTTAACAAAGCGTGAGTGCTTGCAGGTACTACGGCCTTTAAAGCCCGGGCAAGTGCAATAAAGCGTCCCAGTCTCATCGCCTGATACCTCATAGATACCTGGCCCAGGGGTCTGAGTCTGACTCAGAAACACCTGGATAAGCTTGGTAGTCATTGCACGGCTCACTTTCTTAGATCCGAAGTCTCAATGGGTAAGTACAAGAATGACTCGTGAGCAAAACTCTCCGTAGCATCCCCGTATACATAGCCCCAGTTGTCTAACGAAATGTTCGTGGTAACAATAGTAGGCAATCCATTGTTGAATCGTGTGCGCAACACATGATGCAACATACTTTTCTGCCAACCAGATAAAGAAGCGTGCTCTTTACCAAGATCATCAATGATCAGTACACGTATGTTGTATGAATCGTTTGGGCAGTCACCCAAGATACCTTGATATAAAATTTGAGTTTCGTCATCTGCTTCATCCATTAACTGACCTTTAAGGTTAAGTATGTCGTTGAAAGTAATGAAGTAGCAAGGACGAATAAGTACACGACCCTCTTTAACATCAAAGGCTTCGATAGGGAAACGTGTCATGATCTCTTGGATAATGGATAGAGCCAAAGTAGTTTTACCGTGACCGGGCTCACCCCAAAGCAGTAAACCTTTACCG